GTTGATAATAAAGAGAGTAATCATATATCAATATTAAAGAAAAACAACAAGAGAATAGACTTAGAATATTATGATTCTGCAAATTCTATAACTGCTACTGATAATGATGCAGGATTCAATAATAGTTTTGAGTTTAATGCAACAACTTTTGATGTCGGTTCTTATAATAGTACAAATTATATGGATGGACAATTAAACGAATTAATAATTTTTAATAGAGCCTTGACTGATACTGAAATTGCTGAAGTAAAGGGTTATTTAAATTTAAAATATAAAATATACTAAGATATGGCAATTACAGGAATAAACGGAACTTTAGATTGGGGAATACAGCCACTTGATTATAGCGGTTCAAATTTGGTAGGTACTTTTTATGAATACAGAGGCAACTACCTTAAAAGTGCAAACGACCCTCTAAGATACCAACTTCAATGGACTGGAGTGTCAGGGCTAACCGAAGCGGTAGAGCCATCTTTGGCTAATTATTCAAGTGGTAATGGTGATGTAGTTAATGTTACTTTCAAAGTAAAAGTATCTATGGATAGTGCTGGGGGTGTGTGGAGAGAGATTGGTGTTATTAAAAAATCAAGAGATATAGCAAATAAAAGATATGATGATGGTGTATCAGCATATGGTCATAGATTTACAGTAGATATTAGTCAATTAGTATCAGATGAACTTTCTTATAGTTTATGCCCAATAAATAAAGGTACTTGGCAAAATGGTCAATACTCTGACCCTTTTTATGGAGGAATGAATGGAGGATTAACAATGCAAGATAATGTACTTGGAAACTCAAGTGCAATGGGGAATCCAGTAAGTAATTATAATGTTTCAGAAAATGGTACATTTAAGAGGGTAAAAGTTTGGGCTTATGCTGAAGTAATAAATGGTGATGGAGAGATTGTTTCTGCAACAGGAAGTATATCATCAAATACCATAACAGTTATAAACTCAGTTAATCAATTTGAGAGAGATAGTGTTTATTATGCTACACAGTTTTTTCATGATATATACGGTGTTAATTTAACCAATCCGAGAAGATTTAATACTAGATGCCCTAATTGGTATTATAATGATAGTGCAAATAAAGTTGCTTATAATAAAAAAGTAAGAATAGATGAGGAGGCAGAGTGGTTGCAATGGTATGTTAGAAGAACATATAATGGTGATGCAGGTGAAGGTGGTGATTATTATAATCTTATTGAGTTGTATGGAGAAACATTTACAGCAGATGGTTTATCAGAAAATACATTTGTATTAGCAGATTTTACAAGATTATTAGATACGCAAGATGGAACACATTTTGCTCATGAGCAAAACAGAATGTTAGTCCAAAATGTAAGTCCTACCTTTATTAATGCAAATGCTAAAGTTCCACAGGACAGTAGTTCAGGGGGAGTGCCTATGACATGTTATACTACATCAATAAGTCCAATAACAGCAAGTACCCACAGGTATAGGCTTTATTTTAGGGGTCATTATTTATCTACTGCTTCATCTACTTGGGTAAGTAAAATTCATAGTGCTACTAATTGGTATGAGATAGATAGAGAAGATGAAAAAAATGCTTATGATTTTGTTAGGTTTCATTGGTTAAACTCTATGGGTGGTATTGATAGTTATACTGCAAAGAGAGATGTTGTGGAAGGATTAACAATAAGTAGAGATGTAGTTGAAAGAAAGAGTGGCGATAGAACTTGGTATCAAAATGATACGAGTGGTGGAACTGCTTTAAATGATTTAATGTATATTTCAGATACAATGAGAGGTGGTGATATATATAAGGGAGGTAGAGAAGTTACTAATGTAAATGCAGAAAGAACACAAAGTGTTTATACAGAACCTTTAAATAAAAGTGTAGCGAAATGGTTAGAAGAAATAATGTTATCTCCTAATGTGTGGATAGAGATGGACACAGATGCAACTAAGATGGGTAATACAACGAATCCATATTTAAGACCCTCTACTAAAGAATACATACCAGTTATAATAACAAATAGTGATGTTGAAACTGTTAATCAAGCAGAAGGATTGGTTAGGTTCAATATAGAATACGCTTTATCACACAAGGTAATAACACAAAGAAACTAATATATGTCAGTAAAAATAGAAATATTAGATTATAAATATTCTAAAGGGAATTTAGTAACTTGGGATAATGATGCTACTACTGGATGGAATACAGGTACAGGTATTACTGCTGATGCTACTGTTTCTAATGGTGTTTTAATATCATCTGCTGGAACAGGTACAGATGCACATGCAGGATTTGATTCTTATAACCTTGCATTGAATAACAATCATTCATATACTTTTAAATACACTTGTGTTTCTTTAGATAATGCTGGTGAAACTGATTCTCAAGTTTTTATTAAAGGGGTGGGAAGTGGTCTAAATAATTACAGACCTTTTGGTAGTAAAAACATTACAGTAGGTACACATTCTTATACATTCACAATGGACACCTCTCAAAATAATGATGAAGAAACTATGGATGTTTATTTTCAACTTAATCAAGGGAATAATGCATCTAAGAACATAAAAATAAAGAATGTTAGTTTAGTAGATAATACTGTTTTAAATAACATTGAATGGGATGAGAGTGTTGTTGGTGAGTTAGATGTAACCGACCATACTGATTTTCCTTTAGCAATGACATTTCAAATATCAGATGTAAAAGATTTAACCTCAACAAGTGGTGATTATAGTAAGACATTTAAAATACCAGCAACAAAAAACAATAACCAACTATTAAAAAACCCATACATATCAAATGCAATAAGAGCAAATGATGTTACAGAAAATAAAAAATGCAGAATTAGTGTAAACGATATTCAATTCGTAATTGGATTTATAAGAATTACAGGTGTTGGTGGTTATGGAGAAACTCCATCTTATTATAATTGTATATTTTATGGTAGTAATCTAAATTGGGCAGATGATTTATCTTACAAGTATATGGATGAGATAGATTGGGGTGGTGGTGGAGTTGGACTTGGATATAATAAAACAAACATTATGGCTACTTGGCAACACGAAGATTGTGATGATATTACTGTTTCAGACCCTCCAATAGTATATCCAATAACATCTTATGGTAATTATAATCCTGATGGTGAGCCGAAAACAATACAACTTTTAGATACTCATTATGATTGGTACACTTCTATAGGAGGCTCTACTTCTTCTTCTACTGTAGGTTATTATGGATATAATAATGGTGGTAACTTTTATAATACACCTGAACCATCATCAGATTGGCGACCTGCAGTTTTTGTTAAAAACACATTAGAAAAGATATTTAAACAAGCAGGTGATGGATATACTATAAGTTCATCTTTTATGGATACAGATATGTTTAAGAAGTTAGTGTGGTTACTGCCTAATTTTAAATATAACAATCCAGATGAAAGATACAAAGACTATTCTATAGAAAGTAATTTTAAAAATGGAGAAAGTTTATCGCAAGATGTTGAATACAATTCGGTAACCTATACAATTAATGAAGATGGTGTTTTTAGAGCAAATTATGGTGGTACTGTTACTTATAATGATGATAATACTACAGGAGGAACACCTAATTATATTGGTGAACCAACTGCTTCAGGAGGAGGCACGAAACTTATACCATTAAACTCTACAAGACTAAATGTAACTATAGATGCTGATTCTTATGTAGATACAACTAATGATTACATAACAATAGGAGAATATGGTTATTATAAAATAGAATTAAATGGAGTACAAGTAATGTTGGCTAATGGTCAAAAAGGGGGTGGTGATTGGGAATATATTTATGAGATAAAAGTTTGTGTGAATTTGGATGTTCTAACAGCAGGACAGAGTGGTGATTGGCACACAATAAGTAGGGCTGAAGGCATTCAAATACCTCACAAATATATTAGCACTAGTGGTACTAGCACTGCCACTAATGGCACTCAAAGTCTTGTTACAGATTGGGGGAACTTATCTAACATTAAGATTGATAGATGTTGGTTAAATAAAGGTGATAAAATTAGACTTACTGCTGGATTAAAAATAACTGACACTTCAGAAAATGGGCAGAATTTTACAATGGTATCTTTTATTCGTTCTTCAGATTCTAGTAACTTTGATATTTCATTAATAGCAGATGAAGTTTCTTATGGACAGACTTATGATTTAGACAAAGTAATGAATAAGAGTTATAAGCAAGTTGATTTTGTTAAAGGGATTGCACACGCATTTAACCTCCAAATGACTACTGATGAAACTGCTAGGGTTGTAAATATAGAGCCTTTTAATGCATTTTATAAGGATTATGCTGATGCAATAGATTGGACTTATAAATTAGACAGAAGTAATCAAACAGAAGATAAGTGGCTTAAAAGTGATATTAAGAGAGATGTTGTCTTTAAATACAAAACAGATGGTGAGGACAAGAAGGTTGAAGCAAGAGGTGAGGAGTATTTTGATGGAGTAAAAGATGAATATCCGTATCGAGAAACACTACCTAAAACTTTTGAGAAAGGAGAATCTAAATATGAAAACCCATTCTTTGCAGGTACTTATAATGGGAAAGACCAAGACACAACAGGTACATCAGCAGGTAGTTCTGTAGTAGCAGATACTGCTTTTTCAGGCTTATTATGGAGAGGAAACACTTGGACAACAAATCTTAACAGACCAGAAAAAGGTTATGATTTCTTGCCAAGACTTTTATATTGGAATAAATACTCTCCTGCAAGTAGTGCAGTAGGTAAAAACGCAAAAGTACAAACTTGGGCAAGTGTAAATAAATATATAGTTGCTGATAGTTCAGTTACAGTTACAGCAGGTATTCTGTCAACCATATACCCTCAAGCAACATCAATAAATAGAGATGATAGTTCTAGTCCAATATTATCTTATGGTAATGTTAATGTAAGAGATTTTAATGATGCTACAGGAGTATATACATCTTATGCATCAGGTAAGGGTTTGTTTGAAACATATTACAAAAATATGTTTGAGATGCTAAAGGCAAAACCAAGAACAAGAACTGTTTATATTGATTTAAAAGTAAGAGATATTATTAACTTAGATTTCCAAAAGTTAGTTTATATAGATGGTGTTTATTGGAGGATAAATAAAATAATTGATTATCAACCAAATAAAAATCAATCAACAAAGGTGGAGTTAGTTGAATGGTTGCAATTAGGTGCGTTTGCAGCAACATCACCTGCTTTTGAGTATCAAGGAGGTAGTAGTGTTTGGGCAGGAATAAATGTTCCAGGAACTGATATGGAAGATGATATTTGGGGAGTTGGTTAATTTAGGAATTTAAAAATATGGCAGACAAAAAAGAAATATCAATTACAGGAGTAGCACAGAGAAGTGGGCTAGATGTGTTTTCTAGTATGACAACTTATAATGGAGAGTATTTGAACTGGGGTAATGCTCTAGCATATAAAACTCAATTAACTTCAGATGCCGACTATAGAGTGGATGATTCAACATCTGACCCTACAGTAGATGCTTTAACGGAAGCACCACAAACAACAGCAGGTAGGTGGTTTAGATACCACACAAATACAGGTACAAATTATTATGGTACAACAGCACCTACAAGTAGTGGTGGTTATTTTACTTTTAATGGGGATTATTCAGGAGGATTATATTCTCATAGTGGAATTTATCAAAGAGTATCTTTAGTAACTGGTGTTGAGTATCAAATAGATATTTCGTTAGCCATTGGAGGGGTTGAAGGTACTCTTTATGTAGAAACTTACTTCCCTAGATACAATACATCTTTAGGAAAAACCTCTTATAAATTAAATACTTCTGCAAATATAGAATCTCCAATTATAAGCACTTCAGATAGTATTTTATCCTCTACATTTACTGCTCAAAGCCAAAATGATGTTATTGTTATATATTTTACAGATACTGCTGCTTCAGCAACGATAAATGTAACTAATATATCTATAAAAGAAAAACAAGAATATTTAGTTCCTACTTATGTTACTGATAAATATGGTAATGCTCATAAAACGCTAAGAAGAAGTATAAACACTACATTGTCTAATGATTAAATTTACACATACAAATAGGACTCTAACTGAGGTTGGGAAAATGCTTAGAGTGAAACTGCAAGATGAATTAAAGTTTCAAAAGCATAATGCTACAGGTAGATTGAGTAGTAGTTTAAAATACAATGTTATAAAGAGAGGTATGAGTGTGTTGAATATAACATCATCAGTTTCATATTGGAGAGCAGTTAATAATCCTAAGTTTGCTAAAGTTCCTAATCTAAATACCATATTAAGATGGATGGGTCAGAGAAGTATAAAAGGAGGTATTAATTCTGCTATGGCAATATTAAGTAGATTGTCAAGTGGAAAAAAGGAGGGTCAAAAAGCGAATTATGGTAATAAGACATATCCAAATAATAATATGAGGCAGCCTTATATAACTTATGAAGCAGGGAACAAGGTAAGAAGAACAAACTTTGCAGGATATGTAGCAAATAAGTTTAAGAAAGATGTAGCAAATAAGTTAGCACCATCTATTGGTGAGGATGTTGCAAGTATGATTAGAGAAAAATTTAAAAATAACACAAAAGCAAAAGTGAGTTAATATGGCAAATACAGAGAAAATTGTAGTTCAGGTAGTAGTAAAAGGTGAGAAGGATTTACAAAGAGTAGGTAAATCAGCAGATAAATCAACTAAGAGTTTTGGGAAGATGGCTGCAGGGGTGTTAGGTGCTGTTGCTGCATTTAAAACAATTTCAAGTGCCATAGGTTCGGCAATTAAAACATTTAAGGCTTTTGAGTTCCAAATGGCTAAAGTTAAGGCAATTACAGGTGCTAGTAGTAAAGACTTTTTAAAACTCTCTAAAACTGCTGAAGATTTAGGGCGTTCAACATTCTTTACTGCAACTCAAGTAGCAGAACTACAAACTAATTATGGTAAATTAGGATTTACAACACAAGAGATTCTTAATGCACAAGAGGCTACACTTAACTTAGCAACAGCAACAGGTTCTGATTTAGCAAGAGCAGCAACTGTGGCAGGTGCTTCTGTTAGAGGGTTTGGTTTGGATGCTAGTGAAACTGAGAGAGTGGTAGATGTTATGGCTGTAGCATTTACAAGTTCTGCTATGGATATTGAGAAGTGGCAAACATCTATGACTAAAGTTGCACCTATTGCAAAATCAGCAGGATTCTCTATTGAAGATACTGCTGCTATGATGTCTAAATTAACTGATTCAGGTATTGAGGCTTCTATTGCAGGTACATCTTTAAGAAATATACTTCTTAAAATGCAAGACCCAAATTCTGATTTAACAAAATCTTTTGGGAAAACAATACATTCTTTTGATGAATTAGTACCTGCTATGCAGAAGTTTGTTACTGAAGGTGGTAGTATGGCAGATATTATGGAGGTTGTAGATGATAGACAGGCTGCAGCATTTGAGCAACTTATTTCAACCTCTGGTGCTACATTACAGTTGAGAGATTCTTTACTTGATGCAAGTGGTGCTGCACAAATAATGTCAGATATTGTTGGGGATAACTTAGAGGGTGCTACTAGAAGATTTACATCTGCTTGGGAAGGATTAATGATAAACTTTACTGAGTCTATAATTGGTAAAGGGTTGCAGTCGTTTGTAGATAAGGCTGCAAGTTTAGTAAATGTTGTAAGTGATTTTGTTGATATACCAGTTTCTGAGAAACTAGAAGAACAAAGATTAGAGATGAATCTTTTAGGTGGTGCTATACAGAGAGTTTGGGAAAATGAAGAACAAAGAATTGGGTATATAAAAGAATTACAAACAAAATACCCAAAATATTTTAAAGATTTAGATTCAGAGAAGGTTGCTTGGGAGGATATAGAAAAAGCAATGAAAGGTGCTAATGATGAGTTCTTAAAAACTATAGAACAGCAAGTGATGAGAGAGGAAATCACAGCAATGACAAAAGAAATAAGAGAGCAAAAAAATGCATTAAAAGACAGCACATTAGAAACAGTAAAATATCTTACAGGTGCAGCACCATTATTTAATGATGTTACTTTAAGAAACACCACAGCAACTTCTACCTTTAGAGATGTTGTTAATGATTTAAAAGAGCAACTTCAAGATGGTACAATATCTGCTGAAGATTACGCTACAGCAAATAATGTTATTGCACAATCATTGTTACCTGCAATGAAAGCAACAAAATCATTAACAGATTTAGAAGAAAAGAGAACAAAGGTGTTAAAGGAACTTGAGGATATAGGTGGTGGTGATGGTGGTAGTAAAGGTGGTAATGGTGGTAATGGTGGTGGTAATGGTGGTGGTGGTGGTGATGATACTGATGCAATAGTAGAAAATACTAAAGCAAAGAAAGATAATAAACAAGCAACTGAATTACAGGCTGAGGCTGACAGAGATTATTTCCATATAATGAATTTAGTTCTTGATGGTACAATGACTCAGAAGGAAGCAGAAGAAGCACTAAGGCTTGAAAGAATGATGGCGATACAAGATGCTTTAGATGCAATGCCTTTGATTTACTCTGATTTAGAGTACAGAACTAAACTTGAAAAAGAATTAATTGACTTGAAACTCAAGGGTCTTTCTGATGAAAAAACAGCAAGACAAGAACAAATAGATGGAGTTGCTCAATTAGGCGACCAACTTATAAACTTAGCAGGTGAAGATGAAAAAATGCAAGGTATTAAAAAGGCAGGTATTGCACTTTCTTCTGCTGCTGCAATAGCAAATAACATTCAAGCATTATCAGAGATGACACTTGGGGTTACATCACAAGCAAAACTTCCCTTTCCTGCAAATATAATAGGAATGGTTACTACTTTAAGTACAGTTGTATCTTTACTTGCTAATATTAAAGCAATGAAAGGTGCTTTTGGAGATGGTGGTATTATAGAAACTTTTGCAAATGGAGGTATGGTTAATGGGAAATCACACGCACAAGGTGGTGAAAAGTTTGCAGTAGGTGGTAGAGTAGTTGAATTAGAAGGTGGTGAGGCTGTTATAAATAAAAGAAGTACAGCAATGTTTGGCAGACAATTATCAGCAATGAACGCTGCAGGAGGTGGTGTTAAGTTTGCAGATGGTGGATTACTTAATCAACCTTCATTTAGCCAACAACAATTCAATGCACTAGGACAAAATCAAATGATGGGTGCTATGGGAGGTTCTAGTAAAGTAGTAGTAGTTGAGGCAGATATTACTGATAGTCAAAACTCAGTAAGTGTAATACAATCTGAAGCAACAATTTAATAATCAAAGAAATAAACAAATGTTTGTTGATAAGAAAACCAAATTAGAGAGATTAGGTGTATGTAAAAGTTGTAGTTTTTACCGAAACTTTATGTTACTTAAAAGACCAAAGATAGAAAGAGGTGCAAGATGTGCTGATTGCAAATGCTTCCTAGATGCAAAGACATCTTTAACAAAAGAGTTTTTTGGTAAATGTCCTAAAAATAAATGGTAAAACTTTACAAATGAATTTTAAAGAAATCGCTGAAAATTATAGTAAGCAAAAAAGAAAGATGATGACAAATGCTGTTATCACTAATAAGAAATACACAGCAAATTTCACCAGTTACCACTCTGAATCATTAAAAATAATGTTTGCAGAATGGCACTTACTATTTCCTCAACACAAGCAAGATATTAAATGTACTTCTTGTAGAGCAGCAGTTTGTAAGTTTTGGGGAACTTTGGTAGATGAGTGGATTGAAATAGAACAAACTCCTAAAAAAAGAAAACCTCAACAAACTCCTAAAAAGAAAAATGCCTCAAAAAAAACAAAGACAAAATAAAGTAGATGTAGTCAAAGACTTCATTGATATTTGTGGTGTTGAATTAGAAAAGCGATTTGGACAATCACCAACTTGCAAGGATATGATACGACATCTTGTTGAGAAAGGGATAATAGACCCTAAGAGAGTTAGGAACTATATGATTATTGCTGACTTTGATAGAATGTTAGTAGGTAATGAAGGCAGTAGAACTTATACTTGGATGGACTTATCTATTAAATATAAGATAAGTGAAAGTCAAGCACAGAATATAGTTTACAAAGAAAGAAAGAAGGCGATTCCATCTAACAATATCACATACTAAAAGTTTTGTAAGAAAACTAGGTAAAATTAATTTCTTTTAATTCTATTTTTGCATTTATGAACGAGAAATGGTATAACATTCAGAATAAGGCAGGTGAAACTGCTGACATTTATATCTTTGATGAGATAGGAACTTATGGTGTAACAGCACAAGATTTCATATCTGATATTAAAGATTTGAAAGACAAGCCAATCAACTTACGCATTAACAGTTTAGGTGGAGATGTATTTGATGGTATGGCAATGTATAATGTAATCAAAAGGAGAGAGGCTAAAACTACAGTTTATATTGAGGGTATAGCAGCAAGTATTGCTACTATTATTGCTCTAGGTGCTGATGAGGTTGTAATGGCAGAAAATTCTCTATTTATGATACATAACGCTTGGGGTGGAACAATGGGTGAGTCAAAAGACATGAGAAAGACTGCAGATACTCTTGATAAAATCACAAACGAACTTACAGACATTTATATGAAAAAGACAGGATTATCTTATGATGCTCTTGCTGAGATGATGGATGAAGAAACTTGGTTAAATGCTGATGAAGCATATAATTATGGCTTTATTGACACTATCTCTGATTCTATTAAAGTGGCTGCAAAGTATGATGTTTCTAAATTTAAGAACATCACACAGGAAGAAATACAGAATAAATTAAGTATTAATATAAATAATAAGAAAATGACTAACGAGTTAAAAGAATGGTTTAACAACAAAGTTGAAGAAATTGTTACTGCTGTAAAAGGTGATGTAAAAGTTTCTGAAGATGTTGCTGAACAAACAGCGATAACAGTTAATCTAGGAGATAATGATGAAATTATGAATAAAATTTCTGAATTTGAAACTAATAACATAGAGTTATCAAACAAGATTTCTTTGTTAGAGGAAGAATTAGTTGCTTCAAAAGGGACTAACGAAACTTTAACAGGAGAAGTTGAAGCGTTAAACGCTAAAATCAACAAAACAGATGCTAAAGGTACAGAGATTGAAACTGAAGGCGACCCTGCAGTAGTTGAAAACAAGACAGAAGATGCTAATGCAGGTTTTTACAATGCAATAGCAGGAAGAATTAGAAACAAATTTAATAATTAAAAAAATAGAAAAAAATGGCAAATGTAAATGTAGCAAATAATAGTATCGCAGCAACTTATGGTGGTGCGCAACTAAACGAATTGTTCTACGAGCCAGTATTTAGAAGTGATGATATTATGCGTAACTATAGAGTTATTCCTAATGTTAAACATAAAATGAATGTTTACACTTCTGCTGCTCTAACAAAAATAGTACAACCATACACAGGATGTTCTGCTGATAGTGATGACACTCAATTTAACATTGATGATAAAATAATTACTGCAGGTAGATGTAGAGTTGCTTTAGAGCAATGTACTGATGAGTTCTTTGGAACTTATATTGAAGAAATGTACCGTTCTGGTGCTGATGTAATGAATGTTGAGGGAACTCAATTAGGAGA